TCATTGTGACCATAACCTGATAACCAGGTGCATTTGAATTTAAGCATAAACACCTACCATTTCACCGTCAAGGATTTCAGAAGCGATAGAATAATCTATCTCATCACCAACCCAAACATCGATGTTTTGAATCTGCATAATATGATTGATTGCCTCGTCTTTAGTGACAATCTCATCTTTATATGCCTTCTTTAAGATGTTAATCTTTTCTTCGACTACATCATATAACCATTCTTTAACTTTACTCATTATGCGACCTCCTTCATGTCAATTAAATTTACTGCATTGAAAACACATCTGTTATCAATAGTTTCAAATATTTTAATGTCTGAAACAATATAACCTTCGATTAATAAATCTTTGATTCTTTTTGCCTCACCAAAGGTATCGACTGTCATTTTAGACCAGTCACAACCGTGATATTTGTAAACAATGTCATATCTGTTTTTCATATCTATACGCTATCAGGTAGTGACATGAAAGTCAAGGGTAAAATTGGTCAATTTTGTCGCACCCTAGAATGCCCGATTTTACTTACTTTTTCATAAAAGAATCATTCCAATTAAACGCCTCTTTGACTAGATTTGCAGTTAAACCCTTGTATTTTTTGTTTAATTCTTTGTCTTTTGCGGCGATTAGTAAGTCTGCTTCTTCTTTAGTAAGTCCTTCTAAGATTTGAACAAACATTGCTTCTCGTTTATTCTGCGATAGATTTGGATTACCACCTTTAATAAAATGATATAGTCTTCTTGCTTCTCGTTTCAGATAGGTATGTTCGGTGCCTTCTGGTGCTTCATTCTCTTTAAATGGTGGTTTACCCTCTGGTAATAACCATTCTATATTAGGATCAAACCCAGCCTTAAGAACCATTCTTAATTCTGATGTATCATAATGTTTTAAAACCTGTAATTTTTTAGGTTTATCTTTTGCGTTATTTACTTTTAATAATATTTCATGGAAAGTTAATGTTGGCCCAAACTTTCCTGTTTCATCAAATGCCATTTTTAGAACTCCTGTATTTGACCAATTAGGTCTTTTAATCTATTTGTAATGAAGTAGTTTAATATCTTATGTCTACCTGAAGGTTTTAAGTTATCATATTCTGATAAGATATTATTTTCTACCTCTTTAGGTATATAGTCAAAATCAACAAGACGCTGATTTCGTTGAAAATTTCTGAATTGATATTCATTACAGAAACCTTTTGGATCACTATCAATCCAATAATCCAACTTCTTCTTATTAATTGGTTTTTGACGAATATTGTTTATAAATGTATCGTCAGGAGATAAGAAGTTTGGAATACTATCACCACGATCACCCTTTAAGATATGTTCTTTGATATATCTTTTAGGATCCACACCATCTATCCATTTCTTTTGAATGGGTGCATATTGTTTTACATTATCATACTTTTGTAATTGTATGAAATCTTTATCACCACTTAAAATTAAAATTTTTTCGTTGTTGTTTTTAACTAATGTTGCAATAATATCATCTGCCTCTGCACCATAGACATCTATAACTTTATAAGGCATATGTTCTTTTAGTTCATCTCGTACTTTATTAAATATAGTAAAAATATTATCCCAATCGTGTGAATCAGTTTCTCTTGTTTTCTTTCTACCTGATTTGTAATTAGGAAATACTTCTCTACGCCAATAATGTCTGGAATCACAACATATTACAATTTCACCATATTCATCTTTAAACTTTGTATTATAACTCCTCAGTGAGTTTAATATCATATGTCTAACTAAGTCTTCACTGATATCTGAATCTCTACCAATCTGTGCCATTAGATTAGATATCATCACTTGGTTTAAATCAACTAAAATCATTCTAATTCTTCACCTTCAAATTCCACAGTTTTTTCTGGTATATAATATTGTATCTGTGAGTAATATTTATTTTGTCTTTTATCAAACTTTATTTTCATCATTCTATTAATGATTTGATGCATAGGGTGTTTTAAATCAAATTCTTTATGTATTAATGCTCTTAGAGCCTCAATAAAGAAACCTATTTCTTTAAATGTTTTCTTTGAATCTTCCCATTCAGTAGAACCAATATTCAAACCCTCTGATTGAAATTCATGTATTAAACGAACCATATAATCATCAACTAACGCATTAGCATAATCTCTGGACTGTTGTTCCAACATACGATTATCTACATCAATTTCAGATTTTTTGTTTAGTTGTTTTTTCGTTTTGAAGTCTATTATTTCTGCTGTCATAATCTTTTATTGATTCTCTCAATTCAAAATATTCAATAATACCATTAATGTTAAGTTCTTTTTGAAAGGCCTTTCTTTTGTAAATTTGATATTTCTCACATATCTGATTGTACTGTTTCTCGTTCTCTATTTGCAATGACCTCTCCTTTAAAATTTACATAACCTTTATCTAGCAAATATTCTTTTAGATGATTGAAACCACCTATTACTTCTTTATCAATTACAATTTGAGGTACTGTTTTAATATTTCTTTTAAGGTGTTCAATCAATTCTTCTTTACTGATATGAACACCCACAGTAAATTCCTTAAAATGTAGATTGCACTTATTTAATAAAGTTTTCGCTTGATCACAATAGGTGCAACCTGGTTTCGTATATACTTGTATAGACACTTTAGTTCAATTCCTCTTTCTGAATTATTTTATTATATGTATCTATATATTCCTGATCAATCATGTCAATATTTGCATCTTTGATAGAATTGGTATTGAACTGACTGATAGAATCGTCAAGTATTTTATCCCACAACTTATTTTGATCATCGTATGAGTATTTTAAAAGTAAATATACTCTATATTCATCATATGCTGTCGTGTAAATATCTTGTTCTGCAACTTCATAACCGGTCACAGCAGTCTTTGATATTACGTTAACAATGGTTCTGTCGAACTCCTGAACAGTTCTTTTGTTTTTATCTCTACCCACTTCGGTTGAGAAATATGTGGCACGTTCATTCATTTCACCATTGATCACATCAGCAATCTCTGCTTTCGCAATTAGATTTGCCTTTTTAATTGCTAGATTTAGGTCTGGACTTGTTGCAACTCCAGCACCATAGAGAAAGTTATCACTCGTTGGTTTCATTACAAACCACTTTGGCACTTCTTCTAGCATCTCATTATTACCACTTGATTCTTGTTTTACTTGATATGTAGAACTACAAGATGCTACAAACATTGCAAGAATCATCATCATTAAGTATCGCATTTAGATTACCCCCTTTACGATATTCATTAAAGTATTCACAATTGAAGGATTAATATAAACTATAAAACCACCCACAATTGCACCAAATATAAAATTAATCATATACCCACTCTCCGTTTTCTTTTAGACACACTTTAACAGGTGAATGAAAAACATGATCTGTTCTATCTAACCACCTACAATAACTTGGTGTATCTACATTTCGATAATAGAATTGAGCAAATATTTCCCAATAACTAGGACCGATATATCCATCTCTACAAACCATTTTCTCTCGTAAAACAATCATAGTATCAGGATCTATTTCTTGTGTAATCACACAATTACTTTTTGTATGAGGAACTTCATTTGCTTGTGCTATAAGTCCCCAAAACAAAACTCCAAGGTATACTACAACAATTGTTATAATATACCAAAAGAAACCACTTTTAAGATGTCGCATCAACTACCTCCCACACTCCGTCTGGATGTTGACATGCAATACCAAATTCTGTCGATCTATCAAGTCCAGATATAGGCCAAGATGTTTGAATATCAACTGTTGATTGATAATCAGAACACTTCATGCCTGTATCTGTAACATAAGAACGATTGATTTTAATATCACCCTTATTACCTGTTTTAGGATTAAACCAAGTAACATAACTTGAATTAGATGGTGCAGTATTTAGATGATCAACAAAAACTGCATTGTGAACATTTCTATCTGATTTATAAAACATTTCTGCACCAACAAAACTACCTAACACTGCACAAGTGGCTACTAAAGCTGCATTTTGATTTATCAATTGATAACAAGTAGCACCTGCACTTGCACCTCCGATTACGGCACCAAAATGACTAGATACATTTCTATTCTGTGAACAACTGATTAAAGTTGTTGCAAGTATAATACTAAAGAATAGCTTCAAGTTCCTCATCACTTAAACTTTCCTCTGCATCAGTTAAACCAACATCATCTGACATAATCTGTTCATAGAGGTTTTCTTCTTCATCTGACAAATCATCTTCTTTTGATCTGTGTTTTACGATTATAGGCCAGGAACCAGTTTCATTAAAACGAATGAGATTGTCCCATTTAATATCATATGGTAATTCCATTCTTTGATGTTTCTTTAACCATTTGACAATTGTTTCTGAATCAGAATCTTTAATTTCTGCCCATTCTCTGTGTATCATTTCTAATGGTTTTAGTTCTTTAGGCATCATCGTTCTCCATTTCTTCTAAAATCCAATCACGGTTTCTTTCTACAATATCAAACTCCTCATCTAGTTCATTAAAGAGCTCATTATCACTTTTCTCTAAATCATCTTGGATAACTTCTTTTGCAATATCCATAAGACCATCTAAATGTTTGATTTCACCATCATCGTAGATACCCGCAAAATCCATACCAGGTTCTTCATATGATGCCCATATGGAACAATCCAAATTGTTTGCTAAGAATGTATCATATGCCTGTGTTGGAGGTCCCCATGCACTATCAAAGTAACCATTAATTGATGCTTCATTACTATCACCATCTAATTGTAGTTCTAGTCCTTCACCATCAACTTCCCACTTTGTTCCCCAATTATCAATACTCCAACTATACCAGTCCTGACTTTCTGAACCTTCTTTGAATGTATCTCTGATTTCTTGTGGCATTGGAACTAAGGCATCCAATAATCCTTTACTTTCATCTTTCGAA